TTTCGTACAAAACCATCAGACACACGCATTCCTAAACTAATATACATGATAGGGCTCAACATACTTGGTCCCCATTTACTACAATCGGCTGAATCGTAAATTACTGTTTTTCCTTCAGAAGAAGACAATCTACTCTTATTGAATGCTCCTTTTACAATAGTTTCTTTGTCTTTGCGTTCAATCACATTAGTTTGCGTTCCTGACTTGTGTTCTGTATCTCGAATCAATCTAGCAAATTCTTCAACGTAATAACAGCAAATCCTAGCAGCAGCATTCAATGTGGCTATCTCACGTTGAGAGATTTGATCCTTATGAGTCATTTTACTGACAAATTGAGTGAAATTGACTAGATGTCTTGCAACTAAAGGCCAAATGAGATTGTTAGCTCTAAGAGCCTCTTTGAGAATAGAGTCTGTGCTTGGCATAACATCTTCATATTCTATTTTGGTTTGTTTCCAATCTAGTGGGCAACTTTTGGCCGGAGCCTCAGTCACAAAATCATGCACATCTCTGAGAAGAGTGTGGTATGCTTTGTCATTTTGTGTGTTGATGTGAGTTTCTACCACTTTTTTCCCAACTTTATTTTTTTCGACTTTCTTTTTGTTAGTTACTATTAATCCATGCGTGCCTTTACTGGCCACTGATCCATGATTATTCATAATGTCAGATAATTTGAGAGATCTAGGCAATTCTCTAGTCTGGTACTCTTTATCAACCACTTCAAGGACAGAATCAAAATGTTTGTGTGTTTTAAGCAAAGTGGCAAGAGACCCTAACATAACAACTATAGGGCTGGGCGAATAAGCTTCTGTGATCATGTTACCATAATCCATTTGTAGACAATATTCTTTTAACTCATCAACTGATTGGAAATCAGGGAGAAAAGACAACTCATGGTCTCGATTTTGACGATAAATGTCCATAAATGCTCTTCTACTTTCCAATTGTTTTTTGATAACTAATGCTTCACTAAGCATTTTGTTGTGTCTTTCTACGGTAAAAGCTTTACAAATGTAAAATGAATTGTACACATGTAAATCTGAAGGGATGAAATGTTCTTCATGAGGGAAGGCGACTTTCCAATGTCGGAAATGGAAAGTTTTGCTAAGATGTTCTCCATCTTGAATGTCCA